TTCCCGTGAACCTTCGCCCATCTTTTCATTAAATGACTTAGATGTTTCAGGCTTGGTATCTAGCGGAATCTTACCGCCTAGTTCTTCGCCAAAGCGTTCAACAAGGGCTGCTCGTTCCATATAGACTTTGCGCCATACTGCGGTTACTTCTTCCCATGTACGGGCAACGGTAAGTCCAAAGTCACGCCAGTAAACATAATCTACAGGGGCGCACTCATACTCAATACGCTCTTGATCTTCACGGTAAATGCCGCCTTCGGTTTCTGCTTCGTCTGTATCTTCTGTAACTTGGAAGCCATCTTCGGGCGCACCTTCACCCATACCGCCAGCTTCACCAGTAATATGTGGCTCGTAACGAACCCATGCTGTACCACGCCCACCAAGTAAACGGTCTTGAACGCATTGCTTCATTGCGCTGGCATAGTCACCATAATGCTCAATTTCGTACTCTAATGCCCGTTCTAGCATCATTGACGCTACACGACCAATAGGGTCGTTATCACGGAATCTACGGCTTACATCAGGTCTTGGTAGTCTTGCAAATACCGCTGGGGTAATCGTTTGTACATTGCTCCACAAGATATTGAACTTAGCTTGTGGGTTGTTGCGGCTACGGGATTCGTCACGGTAACGCTTAACGATCTTATCGGCTCTGCCTTCCCATTCCTTAAATGTACGCTCGTACTGGGCAATACAGTTATACCAATCTTCGTAAGTGTGATCCATGCTTATATCCTAGTATTCGTGATTTTGGGGGTAGATTTCCACATTTCGTTTAGGGTTACTTCTGTTTGCCCGACATGAAGGCCTTTAACTCTTGAATCCAACAAGATAGGGCTATCTTCGTCTTTCCATACAATGCTGAGATAACGGAACGCATCCGCTGAGTGGCTTGTCCAATCATGTTTAGGGCGATCCCTAAATATCTTTTTATCATCATCCCACTCTCGTTGATATTGACGCAAACATTCAATGCCTTCTTCACATCTATTATCAAACCAAGCACGAGTTAATGCAAGTCGTGTTGCTTGAATTCCGTCTTGTAATGACAGATTTGGTACGATTTTTAGATGTTTTATGTCAATTTTTGCAGAAATCTGCTCGATTATGCTCTTTCCACCGCTTGCTAGTGTTTTTGCCCTAGCGTCATGCGGCAGGTAATGGTAGCCATATTTGTACCCAAACTCATCCTCTTTTTGGTCTAGCAGCATGGTGTAAAACGGTATGGCTTGACCGTTGCTGGAGTGGTGATCAAGTACCCGTATTTCCCCATAAACCACCTGAAACCACCAAATACTTGTGGAATCGTTAAATCCTAAGTCCCAAGCTGTATGGCAAGGGAACATAGGGTCATAGTCTACGGTGGTAATACGCTCTAAGTCCGTGATTCTACGCATCTCTTGACCATAGAAAGCACCCAATATGGCAGCTTCAAACGAGCATAGAAACTCTTGTTCGTACTGGTTTGTAGACATTGTGGCTTGTGCATCAAGTAATTCAGCTTCAGGCAGTAGTCCTGACTGGTCGGCTCTGAGGGTCTTGACATACCAATCAGGGCTTTTTTGAGCATTGTTGTATATATCGTAGAACGCATTATGGCCTTTAGGAGTACCAATAAAAGTAGCCCAGCCGAGCCGATCTGATAATAAGGGACGCACAATTTCTCCCCATAGCCTAGGTTTCATGTCGGCATACTCATCTAGCACTACGCCATCTAGGTATAAACCCCGTAAGGCATCAGGGTTATCAGCACCAAATAGCCTGATTTTAGCCCCATTGACTAACTCTACCCATAACTCAGATTGATTGGCTTTAACTATAGCTGGCTCTGCAAACTTGAGTAAGTAATCCCAAGCGATGTTTTTAGCCTGTGCGTAGAACGGTGCAATATAAGCGTACCTGCCATCAGGTTTCTTTTCCATGACTGCCCTGCGTATGGTGTCGCAGATTGTAGCTACAGTCTTACCTGCCCTGCGGTGACAGACTAGGACTGCCCAGCGTTGATCCCGTTTGTGAAAGTCTAAGAACGCATCTCTAGCCTTGTACGGGTATTCGTACCGCTTTACTAATTCTTTCATAAATTATTTAAAAAACCCTCACAAATCGCACACTCATTTGTCCTATAGGTATGACAGCAATTAAGCTGTTTAATTAAGGAAATTATGAACACAAATCTAAATACACAAGCAGCAGAACAAGCAATCAAGCAATTCAAGCGTTGGACAAAGGCTTACGAAACAGCAAAAGAGTTATTCCCTGAACTAGGTCACAAGCAATGGATGACTTTGGCAGACTGTTTGATTGAAGCAGTTTTTCCAACAAATCATTAAGAAAAGGGGCGAAAGCCCTTTTTTTAATCAAGGAACTTATGCTCGTGGATTATTTTGACTGGCTGATCCTCGTCACCTAAATGCTCTGTACGGGCTAACTTAGGCAGGTGGTATTCCATGACGCTCTGCAACATACCAAAAGCCTTTTCAGGATTAGGTGGCACTACATAAACGGGATTACCATCTGTGCTGAACTTTGGCTTGCCTTCTTTATCATGCGCCTGAACGCCATAGGCAACGCTCTGTAGCCATTCTTCCATTTTGCTGGCATTACCATCAACGAACCGAGCAATCGCCTCTCGAGCCATTCCTGTGCTTTTATTGCCTACCCCTTTGGGTCTGCCAGCACGATTAAGATTATCTTCTACAGATTTCGACAGTTTATTACTCATACCTTACCCAAGTGGTTGATTAAGATAAGTTAATTTTACTCTATTATTGGCTGTTAAACAACTTCTCTAACATAGCCTTACGGTTATCTTCATCTACTATAGGAATAGCTAAACCACCAGCTAAAAGATTAGGATTGCTTGCTTGTTTAGGGTCAAACGCAGCAAACCTTGACCTTATTAGGGCTGGGTCTTGTATGGCATAAATATCGCTTTTTTGAGCATCATAAAGTTTTGTCATTGCTCTTTGTGCTTCTTGGTGCTGACTACCAGTTACATTTGACCAAGTTGGATCAGGCACAATTCCATACTTTTGCAACAAATACTCTTTTGCCCTCATTACATGGCTATTTGGGCCTAAATCTTTTACATTCTTAATTTTAACGCCTTTTTTACCTAATTCATTGGCAATTATTCCTAACTCATCAGTAGTAGTTGCAGAGTTAATGTCTAAGCCTAATTCTTGTGGCGTGTAACGGGTTTTGCCTGATTTTGCTGACAAATCGTTTGTATTTATATCAGCCCAGCTTCTACCCCTAGCGTTTGCTGTTAAAAAATCATCTTTTTTTAGCAATAACGGCATGATATTTCCACCGCCTGAAGCTGACACATAAGTTTCTGCTGTAATTGGATTAGTAGTTAAAAAAGCACCTGCGCCTGAAGTTTTGCCTTTACCTTGCACATTTAAAGCATCTATGTCTGCATTTGTTCCATGATAAACAGGAATGTTGTACCCCATTGCTTCTGCTCTTTGTGCCGCTGTGTTGCTTGCTGGCAAACCTAAACCGCCTTCAGATATAGGCAATGCAGCATTTCTTTGGGCAATTGCCATTCTTTCTGCCGATGTAATTGTATTATCTGCACCTTGCGGCACAATGCTTGGCATAAAGCCCTGCTTTACCATGTAATTTTCAGCCATTCTTCCTGCTTTGGGTGCAAGTGCTTTAGCGGTGGCTACTGCGGCTGGGGCAGCAAAAGGGGCTGCCATACCTGCATAACCGATGGGTTCGCCTTGTGTGTAGCCTTGCATATAAGGTGCTTGGTTGGGGTCTAACACGCTCATCTCTTGAGCTGGTAGTCCTGTAGCACCTGCGGCAAAGCCTGTTTCCCTTGGCAATGGGTTCTTACCAGTCAATAACTGGGTAAATGCTTGTGGATTGGTAACAAAACGCTGTGCTTCAGACGGCAGGTTTACAAGCCTGTCCGCACCTTGGCGCAACATTTCTGCAAGCGTAGCCATTTACTTAACTTCTTTATCCAAGTCTTTAAGTTTGTTAGCAATCAGCTTCCTACGGGCAATGCGGTCAGCCTGATTCTTTTCTAGCGTAGATTGATGCTCAGGTCTAAGCATGGCATCTTCTTTTTTGTATTTGCGGCTCATAGGGGTAATAGGTGTCATTACATATCCTTTATTTGCTGGTAAACCCTGCTGGTACTGAAAAATAACGGTCACCAAACTTCATTACTTGATAACCTCTGTTTTGTTCGCCTTCTACGCCTTGCTGAAATGTAGGGTGTCCAGCACCTTTCAGCATCATGTAGGAATCTTCAGGCAATTGGTAGTCAAAGCGGTATTGCAAGGGTGTAGGGGCTACTGAACCCCAATGCCCTTTGTTTTCACCGCCTTGTTGCTGGGGTTGCATCCCTGCGCCAATAGCAGTCGTGTAGTCATAATCAGCACTCGATGGGTCAAATTGACGCAACGCAGCAGCTAATTTCTGATTAACCATTACATATCCTTCATCTTGTCACGGATCATGTCTTTACGGCTTTGTGGCTTGGCAGTCTTAGCAGCATCTTTAAAGTCTTGTGCGCTGGGTCTGCCTTCTGCACCCTTTTTAGCCATCTTTTCGCCTGATCCCGCTTTGATGCGTTCCCGTTTAGCGTGAATATTTGCGTATAGTCCTTGTTTCATTAGCATTTCCACCTTGCTCTAGCTGCTTTGCCCCGTTCCCCAGTCCAACCTGCCGACCTAGCACAGAAACTATCGTGCCTTGGCCCACTAGATTGAGGTGCTTGTAAATTTGCGTTGTTCTTGGCGTTGTATGCTTTGCGCCCTGCTGCGGTCATACCTGCGCCTTCTTCTACTGATTGGTAATGACGGCCTTTGCCCTTAGTTGTCTTGGCAATAGGCTTATCGTGCTTTTCTACTGCGGCACGAATGTCATCCCTTCTACTCATGCTTTTTCTTCAATATACTTAGCGTAAGCATCTTCTAGCTTGGCTTTGCGATCACCTTTGGCGTTTTCACGCTCAACGCTAAGTGCAATGGCTACGGCTTGTTTCTTTGGTTTGCCAGCTTTCATCTCGGCTTTGATGTTCTTACCGACTGCTTCGGCTGATCCTGATTTGATGAGCGGCATAAATATCCTTTTATTTCAAGAACTTAAGTTTATAAGTCGTGGTGTTGATAAGGTCTGCGATCTCATCAATAATGTTTTGTAATTCGCTGTCTTGCGGCAAGTCTTGACGGGCTTCTTCTACAAACTTTTGCAAGGATTCCATGTAGCGTACTGAATCTTTAGGCTGGTGGTACACGCTTGGAAAGCTAGTGAACTTGCCGTATTTGCCCATATAAGATTCGGCAAAAGTATCGGTCAAATCCACAATGCCGTCATAGTATTCGGCAAGTGCGCTGTGCTTAGAAAAACTGTCAGTAGACCAATGAAAGAAATGCGTATTGGTCGCAGAATGTAGTAATGTAGCTACAAATAATGCACAGTTTTCCATGTAAAAGCTCCTTTTGCTTTATTTTATAACACTTTTTGGATAATTCCTAACGCTCTTATAGCGGCATCCACACTATCCACACGACTTACAGCACCGCCCTTCCACTTGCTCATAAAGTCTAATTGGTCGGGTGTAAACTTAGCTTTGGCATCCTTTTTTATTTCCATAAGCAAGGTTTCACCTTCATAACCTACCAATAAATCAGGGCAGCCGTGCTTCATTGCGGCTAACGATACAACCGTAGCCCCAGCATTCCTTAAAGCCTTTACAATTTCCTTGTGATTAGTGTCTACTCTTGCGTATGTCATTGATTATTCATGAGTTTCAGTTAGTATTGGGAAACTTTATCATAAAGGATGTATTGTGGCTAAAGCAAATGTAAAGAAAGATCAAGAATTTATTGCGCTTTGGAATAAATTAGGTAGTCCAACTTTAGTAGCTCAAGCAACTCGCACAAATCCAAGAAGCGTATCAAACAGGCGAAATAGCTTGGAAATTAGATATGGTATTAAATTGCCAACTCATAATTCATTGCGTGATCCAAAAAAAGAAAAACCAAAAAAAAGAGAACTAGCAGCGCACAATGTCCGCAGGGGCATTGATGTAGATAAAGTAAAACGAGTAATTGTATTTAGCGATGCTCACTTTACTGATACCACTACGACAGCGTTTAAAGCGTTGTTAGTAATGATTAAAGAGTTCAAGCCGCAGGTCATTATCTGTAATGGTGATGCGTTTGATGGGCAAATACTTAGTAGATTCCCTAGTATCAACTACGATAAAAAGCCCAATGTATTACAAGAATTAAACGCTTGCCGTTACCATTTAGACGAAATTGTTAAACATCGCCCAGCAGGGTGTGAATTGATATGGACTTTAGGTAATCACGATATGCGGTATGAATCGTGGTTAGTCAATAAAGTGCCTGAATATAGCGGTGTTGATGGGTTTAGCCTTAAATATCACTTTCCTGAATGGAAAACGTGCTGGTCTTACTGGATTGGTGAAGATACCATAGTTAAACATCGGCATCGTGGTGGTCGAAATGCAGGTTATAACAATTTGCTGGCAGCAGGAAACACAAACATTATTACTGGTCATACGCACGTTTTAGCCTGCCAACCCATTAGTAATTACCAAGGCACTTATTGGGGCGTACAGACTGGCTGCCTTGCTGATCCTATGTCACCTAGTTTTGAATATTGTGAAGATGGGCCTAAAGACTGGCGTAGCGGCTTTGTAATGCTTTCATTTGATCAAAGTCGTATGTTAATGCCTGAATTAATTATGGTAACGGATGAACAAAACGGTGAGTTTGAGTTTCGGGGTTGTATCAACAAAGTATGAAACTAACGCCTGAAATACTAAAAAATCTGTATTCATCTCTGTACTGCACTTACCCGTTTACCAAGTGGCCTATGCCTTTGCCTGATGAAATTGAGTTTATTGTTACGGCTGATCCTGAACTAATGGGTACTTACCTGCTAGATACAGGTGGCGACTATGAACATACAATCACCATATCTTCAGGTCGTTGCAGTCATTTTTATACCGTTTTGACTACGCTTGCCCATGAATGTATACACATGAGTTTTCATAAACAAAAAGGCGAAAAGTGGTCGCAGCATGGTCAGCCGTTTAGAACTCGTTGCAAAATGGTTGCAGCAGAACTAGGTTTTGATCCGCTAGAATTATAAATTGCGGTGGTAAGCGTCTTTAGGGTTGTTAAGCATTGACTTTATAAGTTCATCCATACTAAAAAAGTATTGAATAACTTTTATACCTTTATGGGTATAAATAGTAAAACTCATTTAGTAGCAATCAAGTAAGCCCCATAATTCGCAAAAGCATATCCAGCGTACATACAAGCCAGTCCAAAATCTCCTTTAAACAACTGCTCTCCAGCGATGTACACATAAATTAAGCCTGTAATAATTATTAGGTTTGCACTCATTTTATAAGTTCAAGTGTTTCTTCGAGTAATTGTTCTTCTGTAACTCCGTATTCCCTTTCAAAGCGTTTTCTACCCATTCCGTGAATACTGGTATTTGTTCCTCGATGGTGATAGGTACAGAGGCCGATAATAGGCGAGCGGCTTCGTATGCCACTTCGTCTAATGTGATGTATTTCGCACGGTGTTCCCTCATTGCCTTGTCTTTTGCACAAAATGCACCCCAATCTCGCCACTCGATCATAAAGTTGTTTATCTGCCTTAGTGACCATTTATGTGATCTACGGTCATCTGCTCTAACTTTTCTGCGGATTCAGCAATATCTACGCTGATCTCTAGCATTTGGGTTAAATCGTTGCGCCTTAGAGCATCATCGTACATCTTAGTAAGCAGTTTGAGAATAAGGAATTCTTCGGTAATTTTTAATTGTGTCATTTTAAGATTCTATCTTGGTTGCGGTTTGATACTTCTAAAGTTTGCCATGTAGAGTGTCTAAGTCTAGCTGCTTCTAATTCCCATTTTAACTTTTCTGCGTTTTCCGTAGCCATGCCTATGGCTTTACATAAATCTTGGTATTCCTGACAAGCGTAGGCTTCACGCTCTTGCGCTCCTATTGTCTGTTCGCCTGACTTCTGCATCATTATGGCTTTAAGGCTGCTTTTAAAGGTTTCTAACTGGGCCAGTTCACCTTTAGCGGCTGCGTACTTACCAGCGTTCTCAAGAATAAAGTCTATACATTTATTGGGGTCTATCTCTCTCATTTTCCTAGTCTTTTCTTTATTAACATTTTCATGCGTTCTTGGTCTTTTTCTTGTGCAAGTAGCCGTACAACTTCATCCCAGCCCCGTCTTTTAGCTACGCCTATATACCAATCGACAAGGTAATCTTCATGCTTGTTCTTCAATTTGCTTTATCTTTTGGCTAATTCTTGCTCGCCATTGCTGCCAACCCTCACCTGCATAAGCCTGACAGCCAACTTCTTGCGCTTTTGCTTTGGTAAGTTCTTCGCTTGAATACCAAGGCAATTCGGGTTTTTTGATCTTTTTAACTTCCATGTCCAGTTCATCTTCCCAGCGGCCCTGATTAAGCCAAGTAGCAGGATGCGGTATATAGTCTTTTTCAGTCTGTTTTAGCTTCCAGTATTCCAAGTGCGTAGGAAGGGCTAAGAACGCATCTTCTTGTTCTTGACGGGTTAGCCTATCCCAAGACTTTTCAGCAGCCCTGCGCCCCTGTTTACGGGGATACAAAGCATAAAATTCAGCAAAGTTCATCGTGTTATTTCGTCAAAGTTATAAAACCATTCGTCTTTGGCTGACCATTTAGCATGGTTTTCAACGCTGTAGACTTCAGTTGGTATTTTAAAATCAGGGGTTTTTAGTTCGGCTGGCACAAGCGAAACATCGTACCAAAGGCAACGGTTATTAGGCTGGCAAGCAAATTGACCGTTATCTAGTTTTATAAAGTTGTACGACTTGTGTTCCTCAACACCCTCGCTAAAGGTTGTATCCAAACGATTACTGTCGGGATCGGCAAAGTCAATGGTGAACAAGTAGTTGCCAAAATGAAACTGCTTATCTTTACCAAAGTATTTAACCTTTATCCCACGCAGATTAGACTTTTCGATTACCGCCATATCGTATGACAGACAATCCCAAATCTGCAAATAATCCAGCGGCAGGGGTTCGGTTACTTCTTTCCATACATAAGCACTAATTGGCAGCTTATCGTACAGCGCACCGTAGTTAGTCAGCATGGATTCAATGCGAAAGGCTTGACCCTTTATAGCTTTGGCGGTCATCCATACGCACGGCTCTAGTTCTCCGTGACCCTTCTCATGGTTGTAAAGGTACTCTTTACGGACAAAACATTTAACGGGGGGTATGTTAGCTACTAAGAATGTCATAGTTTTGTCCAAATAAGAAACACAATAGTAAGAGCCAAAAGGCTGACAAATACCCCAACAGCAAGCACAAGGATTATGGTTTCTATCATATTGAAAGGGCGATCATTGCGCCAAGAATTGCACCAAGTATGCAAGCACCTAATAAATCTTTCATGTCTATCTCACCTTTAAAGGTAGCCCCCGTAGGGGCTGGTTAATTATTTGTTGATTGCTTTTAACAAAAACGCTTTTGCTTTGTGCAAATTCATTTGAATACAAAACATACTTGTAGGTTTTGGGCTAATTTCAACCGCACCGTGCATTACTTTGTATGTAGATTTGTTGCGTGTACCGCTTGGATGGCTAGTAATAACAATTGCGTAATCTGATTGAACGCCATCAATAAATGCTCTGAAATAACCTGTGTCTAATTTTTTAATTTCTACTTGCATTTGTTGCTCCTTTTTCTATCTCACTCGTTATTGAGTAACACCAGTTTATTAAGTTATCTTAACTATTGCAAACACTAATTACTAAGTAGTTTCCCTAGTGTCGCTAATTTGCAACATCTCAGTACGCCACCAAAATTCACTTGCAATAAAAGCCTTTAAATCGGGGCGTGTTGTGTAGTTGTAGGTTTCAAGCAGATTGTGGTTATTCCACAAATCTAGGCTTGTAGGTAATGGGTTTTCTTGCCAAACTAGGTTTTCAAGCATTTCATTTCTCCATAGAACGACCAACCACCAGCGTGGGTTTTACACAAGTGATGTATGCCGTTTCAAGGCTGTCCAAGTCGGCTTGTACCGATTACTTGGGGGTATCGCAGGTGTCGACCCTCGCTTCTGTTCATTCTCCAACAGACCTCTACCCCATCTAGCTTTCTTATCTACACTCGCTTTTTGTGCAGTCAAGATTTATGCAAAGAAAAACCCCAATAGTCTTAGGTGGGGTATGTCCCTTGGCATGGGCAACTACAAACAATTCCTAGAAGCGGTTTCTCGCTAATTGTCTATAACTACACATACCCCGCCTAAAATTACTGGGGTTGTAACGCTTCTAGGTTTGTCTAAGATGCCAATCTCGACAGCACTAGTATACCAAACTATTCCAACTCAGGCCAAATTAACCTGTAATTTTTAGGAAAAAGGCTTTTACGGGTAATTAGTCCATGCGATTCTTTTTCTAATGTTGCAGCCAGCATCACCAGCTTATCCATTGGTATATCCCCGTTCTGCCACATAGATACGGCTGGGACAGATACCCCAACCATCTTGGACACACGGGTACATCCACCCAATAATTTGATAATTGCTGTTGCGTTCATGTAAGGTATCTTAACTTATGTGTATCTTTTTTGCAAATATTTGTTGACTTGTGATTTAAGGTATCTTAATATTGATGTACGGTATGTGCCGTGATAACTACCCAACAGGGTGAGAAAGACTAAAAATGAGTGATTATGACCAGCAGTTAGCAGACCAAGTTCAAACTGAATTTGAGTTAGATGAAGTATTTAAAGACTTGGAAGATGGTGTACTTCTTACCGAGCGTCAAATAGACCTACTACGCCATTGCTGTGGCTTTCCTGTAAAACACAAACCAAACCAAGTTCTTAAAGCCGTATTCGATGACTTTGGTACAACTTTTGGGGCAAACAAATGATTAATGCCTTTAATGTTCGCTGGCTTGAGCGTGACGAAACAAAAATTAAGTTTACAGACGAGTTTGAAAGCCAAAACTGGGTTTTGAAAGCTGACATTCTTAAAGATGCTATTAGCGACTTAACCGATAAATACGATCAAATTTTAAAGGATAAAAAATGATTATTACTGATACGCAAAAAGATTTTAAGATTGCCCCTGCTGGCTTACATATGGCACGGCTTTATTCTATTATTGATCTAGGTCACCAAGCTACAGAATGGGCTGGCGAAACCAAGATCATGCACAAGGTCGTGTTTACTTGGGAATTGCATGGTGACGATGATGCAGGACTTCCGCTAAAAACAGACGAGGGAAAGCCTTTAATCGTGTCCAAACGATATACCGTTAGTTTAGGCGATCAGGCTCGTTTACGGCAAGATTTAGAAAGCTGGTCAAACAA